CACTTTAAACGCCACTTGGAATGCGGGAATAGCTCAGTTGGTAGAGCATAACCTTGCCATGGTTAGGGTCGCGAGTTCGAGCCTGGTTTCCCGCTCCAAATCAAGTGTTGTGGGTACACTTTAAACGCCACTTGGAATGCGGGAATAGCTCAGTTGGTAGAGCATAACCTTGCCATGGTTAGGGTCGCGAGTTCGAACCTCGTTTCCCGCTCCAAATGAAGGGAAGAATAGCTTAAGGCTGTTCTTTTTTTTTTTGACCCCTAAGATCTCGTTTTAGTTCTTACACGAGATTAGTCAGAAACAGTTAATCCATATCATCATCTAAAGTAGCTATCTTAAGTTTTGTATTCTGAAGCACTACAGGATCAATTCCCATCATGTTAAATGAGGCTTCATGTCTTTTAAGGATATTTGTTGTAGGTATGATTACATCACCATGATGGATACATTCAAGCGTATCTAGATCTTTAAAAGTCATATACATTGAATTGTCTTTAAGCTTTACCTTTGATTTCTCAGGAGCAGTCTTATTCCACCCCTAAGATCTCGTTTTTGTTCTTACACGAGATTAGTCAGAAACAGTTAATCCCATCTCATCATCTAAAGTAGCTTTCTTAAGTTTTGTATTCTGAAGTACGACAGGATCAATTCCCATCATATTAAATAAGTCTTCATGTCTTTTCAGAATATTAGTAGTAGGTATGATTACATCACCATGACGAATGCATTCAAGTGTATCGAGATCTTTAAAGGTCATATACATTGAATTGTCTTTAAGCTTTACCTTTGATTTCTCAGGAGCAGTCTTATTCCCACTCTAAGGATTTTAGTTTTAAGCTGTTAAGAAACTCAGAAGATAACAGACCAATAAACAGCTTGGCATTGAAGGTATGTTCAGTAGAGACATTTAAGGTATCAGCATCAACATGGTTCTTGAAATATCTGTACATGACTTCAAATTCATTTCTCTGACGATATCTTAAGAATATTTCCTCATACTCAAACTCTTGTGCGAATGCGTAATGAACAAACTCTCGGCTCAGTAAATTTCTTACTTAAAAAGTAACATATTATTTTACTTGTTCTTAAAGTAATAATATGTACTGAAAGATAACAGAAGCAATACAAAGATAGATGCAACAATTCCATCTGCGCATTCTGTTATGGTATTAGATTCTTTATATTCAATTATTGAATATCTGACACATACATATAAGACTGGAAGAAGAAGAATAGCTAAAACATCTAAATCAAAGAATATCTGAAATGCTTTTTTAGCTTTGGTTTTAAAATCATCATCAGGAAGGATCTCTTTAACGAGTTGCTCGATAGCCTTGTTTGTCTCACTGTTTAAATGATCAAAGTTATCTCTGATGTAATTACTAATATCACTTTCTGTAAGTGGAGCTTCATTCTTACTAATTTTATATATCGAGGAAAGCTCTTTAGTAGCTATAGCTGTAAGAATATTTCTATAGCTTTGAGAATAAATGTATCCTCTTAAACGAGTTCTTTGTTCTGATAGTTTCATTTGTTTCTTCCAGAAGCAATCTCTTCAATTCGCTTTTCCATGAAGTCAGATAAAGAATTATCGATATTCTTATTAACTTGTGCACTCTTAATGTCAATAAAATCTTTTAAAGAGTCTATTGAGTGCCTATTTGCATAGTTACGAATTGAATCGCCTTGCATCCTGAACAAAATTAACTGGCAGATTCTTATACCACTTTTAATTTTAATTCTATTGTGACTTATGTTTCTGATTACAATAATTTTATTCTTCTGATAGGAAGGATTAATATATTGAGATATAGAAACATCCAAACCTACTGAACATAGACTATTTCTATTTACAATAATTCCATTGATGAAACTTGGTAGCTTGATGGTCTCGGCGGAGTGACCTCTAACAAAATCATTTGGTTCTAAAACATATCCATCTGTAATATCAATTGTTTTAAATTGATTTTCAATGAACTGCTTGTTATTGTCTAAAGTCAAATCTAATGTTTCATCTTGACTACATTCCCAATGGTCAACAGTTGATCCTAGAGTCAGGTCTATGCTGCCGGGTTGAATGTTATTTGGATCCAGAGGTGTTATTGACAGTTGCTTTTTTTCGATTAGATCAAATATTTCTTTATCATTTAAACTAGACATGACACACTCTTTTCACTATCACGTTTTTACCTTCAAGAATTGTATTGACGTTAATATACAATACATTTATTGAAATAACTAATGTCTAAGGATAACATCTTTGCATTTATATATTAATACGTGAGTCTATTTTTATAGACAGTTGTCTAAATTTATCTGATTAATTGCTTTCTTACTATTGCACTATCTTTTCTTTTCAGATTTTAATTTATTGATAGCAGTATATTAAGACTTGAATAATATTTCTATGTGAAGTTTAGCCGTTCTGGTAATTTTACATATGTAAAAGCCATACAGCCGCCATACGTTATAGCATTTATATGCTACTAGCTCTGCTACTAGCTCTGCTACTAACTCTGCTAGTATCACCGATTTTTAACGATTATTTTATTGAAAATTAAGAAAAAATAGAAAGGATAATTAGCTGATATTATATATAAAAAAAGCACCTAAAAGGTGCTATGGCGGTGAGAACGGGATTAAAATAAAACTCACTAACCACTTATTTTGTAACAATTTGTTGTGGTTAGTGGGTGTAGTTTTTGGGTGTTTAACTTTTCTCGCCGTAGTGCTTGTCAATCCACGCTTTTAAATCCTCAAGTCTCCATAAAGGTGTAGCTTGGAAACTGTTGCCAAGCTTGAATGGCTGTGGAAAATCACTTGTACGTAGGAGTAAGTTAATCTTCTGCTCACTGACTTTGAACATCTGAGCTACGTCATGCTTATCTAATAGTAAGTCTTTGCTTGTCACTTGTAAAGTTACCATTCTGTTCTCCTGCCATAATGCTTACCTTCTTAAATCTTTCATCTCTTCTTTCATTGCTTCTAAACTCCATTACTGCCAAAACCCTTTTGCTTAGCAATAGCTTTGTCAAAGTCATTCTTTGCTTTAACTAAGTTTTGAAAGCCCTGCGTAAGCGTTGTAAGGTCTCCATCCTCTTCGTAACGTATATGAGTAATACAGTTAGCAAGCACAGTTGATATAATGCGTATCGTCTCTTCTGACAGTTCAATCTTCATCTTTTACCCCTTAATCTGTTTCTCTTTCTGAAGTGCTGTCTTCTTTGCTTGTTCTACAGCATCATCAAACTTCTTAGCCACCTCGCCACAGTATGAGGCAAACGCCTCGTCATACCCTACTGATTCCTGGTACTCATGCAGAAGCTCTGATATTTCCTTGGCAATATCTGCTTTTAACTCAATCTTCATTTTCTTTATCAGCCTTATCGAAAAGCACATCAAATTTATCTTCAATGTTTCTTAAATCAGATAAATCTTTATCTGCGATGTCAGTAAAAGGATCTTGTTTGATGTCGTAAATAAAACATGACACAGCCCAACGTATTGTTCCGATTTCATCTTTAGATAACTCAATCTTCATCTTCAATTACAACTTCATTCTCAGTAACATCTTCTAATCGTGACATAATATCCTGTAAAACAATATACTCTCTTACAGAGCTAATCCTTTTGCCTTTCAAGTATGCGTACAAGATCTTTGCCTCTACTTTTGTTAAAACTAATCTCATGGTTACTCCTAACGATCCGATTTGATAAATTCAAATATACCCAGCATCATTTAAACGTTCTCCAATTTCAGCTTTTTAGCCAGAGCCTTTATCTCTACGAGTTGGTGCTGGTTAAAGTAAAAATCTATGAAGTCGGAGTGCATTTTTTCGTCATCCATCTGTCTTTCAATGAATAGCCTGTGATTAAGCAGCGCACTATGCAGAATGTCACGCTCTTCAGGAGTCAGCTCAACAGTTAATGTCTTTTGTTTCATTAGTTCCTTCCTGTGTCTTTTGAATCAGCCATCTTGTGTATTTCTGTAACTCGTTACTAAAAGCTTCTGTGGTATTGATACGAGGTGTTACCCAGCGCAGATTACTTGCAAGATTGTTTCTGGGATCATTATCAATATGATCAACAATTGTGTGTGTCTCTGGATCCGGATTCTCGCAAAATACGGAGGCTACTAACCTATGTACAAATACATGTTTTTGAGCCCCTCCTGAATACAGCATGCATGCCAGATAACCTCTTGATCTGTGATTTGAAAAATAGCATTTGCTTAAAGCTACAGGTTTCTTTGTTTTTGAGTTCCAAACCCTGCCATAATCGCTGACAAGATACTTTTCAAAGGGAGCGACTAATGGCTTAAATGTTTCACCTTTTAACGCAAATTCATCAATATTCATATTTACACTCCACTACTGCCAAAGCCATTTGCACTGCGTTCTGTCTTAGCCCCAATAACTTCACCAGGCACTAACTTAACCTGTGGAAGGGGAAGGATCACTAACTGTGCCACTCTGTTGCCCTTAAAAATCTTTGTCAGGTTATATGGCTCCAATATCACTCTGATTGAACCTGTGTAACCAGCATCAACAACGCCAATCGGTGTACTAATACCTTTAACATTGAATGATGAGCGTGGACATACAAGACCTACATAACCTTCAGGAATTAGAATATGTACACCTGTATCAATGGTGTTAGCTTTGTTAGCCTCTAACATCTGATCTTCTTTACAGGCAAGATCAAAGCCTGCATCACTGTCATGTGCTCGCATTGGTGCATAAGCACCTTCATCTAATTCATATTTAATTTGCATGTTGTAATTTCTCTCTTCTATTTCTAGTCCATTGATTGATACGTTCTCTATTCTTTTCTCGATAAACTCTCTGCTTTTCAAGAAATTCCTGATGTTTGACAGGATCAGCCATAATTTCTGCCATTCTCTGTTTTGCATATGCAGCTCTTTTGGCTTTAACTTCAGGATTATTCTTTCTTTTTTCGTAATTAATTTTGCATCTCATTCTTGCAGCTTCTTTTTGACCGATTAGTTTTGAACGTGCGCAAATCACCCTGGCCCTTAAAAGATATATTTCTCTTTCTTCTCTTGTGGCATTTGTAGTACAACCTAATTCAGCCATTACAGATAATTCTCCGCGCTCAACACATTCAAGATTTGTAGGATCAAAATTTCTGGTGTTATCATCCATAAAAATAACAGTCTTGCCTTCGGCGCTCTGTCCAGGATGATTTTGTTCCCAAACATAACGCTGATACTGCATCCATTTGTTAGGTTCTGCTACCTTGATCCTTACGTAATCTTTCTTAATCTGGAATGATCCAACCGGTCTATGCCTCCAGTGTTTTTCTCCATGTGGCACATCTGAATTGCTATAACACAAACCTAGCTGAATGCCGTTTTCATAGCAGTGATTGCACAGAGCTACAATAGAAAACTCTCTGCCAAATCTTCTATTGATTTCTTCAGTAAGCTCTCGTCTTGAATTAAATCCGTGCTCACGTAAAGGACAGACAGACTTTACAAACTCCATAATTTCATCTGTCCACTTTTTGTCTTTACGCGACCATTTTTTACCTGCGCTGGTCAATTTCAACTCCTAACAGATTGCTCTTTAATTTAACGCTGTACCCGTTATCAATTGCTGTTTTTACTGCATCAAGTTGCAGCCTTTTACTCTGAAGTTCAACCTGATGAATCGCTGTTACATTGGCTGCAATGTTATTGACTGCCTCTACTCTCTTGAACAGCATTTTTGCTTTTTCTTCATCAATGCCACCGTCTTCAGTTACATAATTTTGAGCGTTACGTATATTGTCTAGCTCACTTAATAGAGCGCTTTTCAACTCAGTAAGATCATTCTTCTCAGGTGTAGCTGTTTCAATTTCAATTCTTGGTGATTCCATGCTTTTTACTTCCCTTTTGTGTTTAATGTTTGAATCAAGTTCTTTGTATGGTGTGCATATAATTCTGCCGGTCAGGTCAAAAGGAACTGTTATTCCAAATTCGTCTCTGTAATTAGCGTAAATCTCCGCTTGAGCCGGAACTTTTGCCATAAATATTCCATCATTTTTAAATCCTTCCATGTTTCTGACATGATCAGCTCTTGTAAACATCGGAAACGCACACCTTAACAGCTCTGTAATGTCTGCTTTTTCACACCATTTACTGCCATACAGTCCCAGTGCCTTACGCAGTGAAACAGATGACTCAAACGGAACTCCGAATACTTTGATCATGTTAAATTCTCTGTGCCTGTAGTTGTTTTGTTCTTAACCAGTTAAGAATATCTTCTTTAAACCACAGAATCGGGGCGTTTGGAGCAAGAGTCAAACTTGCACCAACAGGAAAAGTAGGATCTTTCTGCTTAATTCTGCTGAGTGTCTTTGTTGAAGTATGCAGAAGTGCTGCAACCTCATCTTTAGTCAGTATTTCATTCATAGTTAATCCTCCAAAAAGGGTGAGGCTGTGAACCTCACCAATACGCAACACTAGGAGTTAGAACGGTAAACCATCATCCTGTAGTTGTGGCTGAGCCTGTTGCTGTGCTACCTGTCCCTGTACAGCACTTAGCTTGCTTATCTGAGCTTCTGCATTAGGCGCCCATGTTCCCTGTTGTGGATATACAGGCTGTTGTGGCTGTGTTGCCTGCTGATAAACTTGCTGAGCCTGAGCCTGTTGCTGTGCAGGGGGTATCCAACCAGGATGAAATAACTGTGCGTTAGTCTCTGGTAATAGATAGTTAGTCAACAGTTTCCATGTTGTCGCATATTTCGCAGGCGCTGAATTTGCATTAACCTCTGCAGCAGACTGACCTTTCTGAGATACAAATCCTTTAACTTCAAAGATAGGATTTCCTTTGTCGGACATGCCCTTAAATTCAAGCATTGCAATGATCTTTATGCCCTGGAACTGTTTATATTCATCAATTGAGAATGAACCTGAGCCATCTCTTTTCTGACCGGTTCTTGTAACATAATCGTAAAGAACAATGTTGCCCTCAGCGTCAAACTGCTTTGTGAAGTACAGGAAGTCCTGCAGTTCCTGTGAAGTATTTGACAGGAAAATAGAGAATGATACAGAACGAATAGGCTGTTTAGTTGCAACGTTCATTACAACAGCGTTCACGATTAGCTGTTCATAAGCATTGCCATTTTTGCCTATACCACTTTTGTGTGTTACCTGAGCAATCTGCAACGGAAAGATTCCAGAGCAGTTTAGTGGCTCAAAATTACTTGTGTTGATTGAATTGCCAATATTGTCATTTGGCTGCTTACCGAAATTTAACATGTTAATGTTCCTCTAAAATACTAATGGTTCGGTTGGTTGTTCTGTGTTGGTTACTGTTTCAGCTGTCTTTGCTGAACGCTTTCTTTTGGGTTTTAATGCGCTTGTAATTGCTGGATTAACTTCATCTGCAGGAAGGGCAGCACTACTCTCAACTGCGGAAGAGACGGTTGAAACAGTCCCTTGATCATTAAGATCTTCAGCGCTTGGTAATGCCATTAACACATCAGGATATGCAGCATCGCATGCTCTTGATACAGCTCTTACAAGGCACATGCCCTTAAAATCCTGTGCCCATGGTGAAGGTTTGCCATTGCGGGTAACACAGCCTTTAATCTGTCCTGTGGTTGCATCTCTGTAGGCTTTACCCATATTGATAGCATCTTCAGCACCAAAAGAACGTGTGATCTTCTGACCGTTGCGGTTAATTGTGACGGTTGCGGTCATGGTTGAGTTGTCCCACTCTTCCTTCTCGAAGATGCCACCAGCACGAAGAACCAGAGCTCTTTTTGCTCTTGTATATAAGGCTGGCTGTGTACTGCCCGGAAGAATATATAAAGCGGACAGTGTCTGCATGAAGGTGAAACCGAGTTCTTTACCCATACTCATGACCATATATACTTCAGCTGTGTGGTCATGTTCTGGTGTTGAACGTATGCTTTCAGGCAGAAGAGTAGAGCGCGAAATCTTTGTACAGAAATCCCATGCATCGCCATTGATAATAGGGTAGTCAACATCTGCTGTCTTTACTGGCATACAGTGAGACTGAACTATCTGTACAGGTTCTTCAAACTGTTCTAGTTTATTCTCTACAGGTATAGAATCTAACTTCTGAAGCTCTGACTGAGCATTCTGATTTAACTGCGGTGCGTTAAAAGTCATCATTCTTATAATCTCCAATTAAACAGATATTCTTAAACAGCGGGCTGTGGTTATAGTCTTCAGATACTGTTTGTACAGTTCTGGGTTTTGTGCCTGAAAAGCTTTTGAATCAAATGATTCACGATTTGAAGATTTAAAGGTAAAAGCTGTTTTAACCTTGCCGTTCTCGTCGTGATAAGTCATCTTGGTATATGCAGCTATGTCACCGGCTAACTTGTTCTCAAGTGCCTTTCTTTTACTCTCAAGCTCATCAATCTGAAACTTAACAGCCTTGATATCTTTAAGCTGAGACATGATCTCCGGAGTTACTTCACCAACATTCTCCTGAACGTCATCAACATCGTTTTTGACGTCATCCATTGTTTTAACAGGAGCAACATCTTGCAGCACATTCTTAGTCCAGAACTCAACACATGCCTGCAGCATCTTCTGCTGATATTCTGCGTTGGCATGTACTCTGTAGAATCTAAGATCAGTATTGCCAATCAGAACACCAACATCCCAGAACTTAAGGCCAGATACCATCATGTAGAACTGAACCTGTGGATAGTATTCAGGATCAATCTCTGATGATTCCTGTGTAATTTCAGTTCCGTCATATAAGTTGGGCTTTCCCCACTTAGAACGCTCTATATGCTCAACAATGATCTTGTTGTTCTGACCACAGGTTTTGCACTCCAGACCACATACAAGCTGACCGCCGTCCTCAACTGGTTTTGTGTAAACAATACGGTCAAAATTACCTACGATGAAGTCATAACCTGTCATCGAAATGCTGTTAGCCTCGTAGACTGTATAACCTGTCTGCTTTTCGTATCTGTCTGCTACAACCTGTTCAAGAGCATGACCTGTAGCAAAGGGGAGATAATCTTTATTACGAGCCTTCTCCTCTTCAGTGGTTCTGAATGTCTTTTCTCTCCAAATCTGATAAGCGCTTCTCCACTTGGACATACCAAGAATTGCAGACATATCTGAACCACCAATACCTTTTATTCTTGAGATGGTGAAACGTTCATCCTCGTCTTGAGCCTTTGCAAGTAACTCATCGATTTTGGCTAATCTTGCATCCTGTAACTTCTGTAATTCGTTTGATAACTTCATTTATTTTTCCTAAAACGTATAAATCTCGTAAATCGTGAACCAAAGGCAGAGAACGCAAAACGTTAAGATGACATTCACTGCTAGCTGTCGTAACTTCTCTTTCATCAAGCAACCTTGACCGTAGGCCTTTCTCCAAAGGATAAAACTCTATTGTTCTTTTGATAGGCTCTGAAAGCCCTAAATAACCTGTCTACAATCTGAAACTGCTTTACGAAATCCAAAGCGTTAACAAGCAATGCATTTGCATCAATTTCAATTGCCATTTCGTTTTGAGAGTCATCAAATACTCTGTAATGAAGTGCAGATACAACGTCTGCGTTGATTCTGGTATTGAGAATTAAAAAGTTGATTACGTCCTTCTTGTTTTTGCAGTAATCAGTTCTGATAATCTCGTCGTGAGATAGTGTTGTGATGGTGTATTTGTTCATTTGTTTTACCTATTAGATATATTTAATTTATGTTTTAATTTTAGGTATAACTAAATTATTTGCAATAGGTATAACTAATTTTTAGGATAAAAATATTTTATCTTTTTGAAAAATAAATGAATTTAATTAAAAATAGCTGTTAAAATTTTGATGTGATTTAATAGAATTATTTACAAAAGTAATAAATAGTATTACAATATAAGCACGTTCAATGAGAACGGGGACTCGAAAAGAGATGTTCAACTAACGGAGATATTCAAATGGATGAGAATGATTTAACTTTGATGTTAACAATCCTTTGGATACTTTCTAGCAAAAGTAATCAAGAGAAAGCACTAACCCTGTTTAACTTGATTAAAAGCTTAAGCTAGAAAGCAAGGTGGGGTGAGAGCCCCACCTACTCCGATTATAGGACATTAAATCATGGATGGAAAGTTATATAAGCGTTTAAGAATGGCATTGGGCTTAACTACCAGTGAGTTAGGTGAAAAAGTTGGTGTTGGTAGTAATTACATCTCAATTATGGAGAATGGAAAGAAACCTGTATCAGAGTTACAGGCGATGAAGCTTAAAGAGTTGATTGAACAGCGTTACAAAGAGGGAGATGAGTGCTTTAAGATCTTAAAAGAGATTTTTAGTAAGTAATTACCAGAACGCTGTGTAGCACTGCAAGACGAAGCAACTGGGAGATGAGTGCTTTGAGAGTTTTAGGTAAAACACTTAACGTTGTAATCTAGAATGTTAAAGCCAGTATCTTAGTACTGGCTTTTGTTATTTTATTGTTGCTCGGTTTTATCTTCTTTATTTTTACTTGTTTTATTTGCTCTTGGAGCTAAATACATTTTGGGTAATGTAATGAATGCTGTTACACCAAAAAATACAGCTGCACCTGTTTTGTCTAAATAAAACAATAAAGCTGCCAACAACATAAATAAAAAGCATAGAAAAGTACAGTATCTAAGAGCTTTGACATCGTAATCATAATCTCTACAAGAGATAAAATCTCTTTTATCAATAATACTTTTTCTAAGCTCATACGTTTGTTGCTGTTCTTTTTCCGCCATTGCCATTATTCTGTTTGGCAATGAAGAATCAACCTCAGAATATTGTTTCATTTCAGAAGGAGATGGAATTGGACCAGATCTAACTTCTTGGTGAGTTCTGATAAGAGCAACCTTTTGAGTTTTAGCTGAATTATCTTTATCTATTTGATTGTTATTAGTTGGCATTAGATAATTCCTTGGCAGCACGTCTTATTCTATTACCTACTGCAATAAAGTGACGTTGATAACCCAGTTCTTCTTCTTTGTTTAGGTTATCTTCAATACGATCTAATGAGGCTATATACTTAGCTTTGTTTAAATCAGATTGTCTATTCTTAGTTGTAATAAAGAAGCAACAACGGGCAATGCTTCTTAAAAATAGCATTAAATCCATCTTAGTTACCTCGCTGTTATTTGTGAACGTTTACTTTTGTCAACTATAAAAGATTGAAAACGTAATGTCAAAATTTTTACAACCCACCATCACCAGACTTCTCAATGACTCTGCCAATAACACGAAAGTTAACATTTTCTTCATCGTGTTTAATTATTTCATCTGGGTAGCTGTCACGATTGTCTGAACGAATGATTAAATCACCATTCATCTGAGATATAAGTCTTTTAACTCTGACTTCATTACCGAAGACAATGGCATAAACATGGTTATTGTGAATAGGAAAAGTATCGCTTAAATCTACAAGTATTCTGTCGTTGTTATACAGCACTGGTATCATCGAATCACCTGTAACAACGAATCTTTTGCAGTGATTTGGATTCACGCCAATACGCTGAAACCATGACAGGCGATACGTTGCAGGTACACTTTCGTGCTGTTCTTCATAAGTTGGTTCTCTGCCATTACCTGCAGCACATTTTATTGAATACTCTTTAATCTGAACGTAATCATCAGATGGTTGCTCATTATCATCCAGCGCAATGATGTCCTGAGCATTTGCATCTGGTGAACCTTTACCGGTGATAAGCCAATTAAGATCAACATTTAAAGATTTACTTGCTTTAATAGCTACAGAAGCCATGAGTTCTTTTGTTTTTCCTGTTACCCAATTATTAACAGAAGGTGATTTTACTCCGCACTCTTCAGCTAATTTTGTCTGGCTTTTTCCTGTTTTCTTTAATCCGTAATTTATACGATCAGATAATTCAGAAAAATCAAACATATAAGCCTCCCTTACAAGTAAAAAACTTTAGTTATACCTAAAGTTTAGTATAAAAATATTTAGGTATAACTTGATTTTTATATTAGGTATAACTAATATAAATAAAAAGAAATTAATGGAGACTTAATTTATGCAGCATCTCAAAAACTACAAAAATTACCTTTTTATTGGTGACTTAATTGATGAGCTTGGAGGTTTTTCTTCAGTTGCAAAAATCTGCAACATTAGGGCTCCTTCAGTTTACGGTTGGCTAAAAAACGGTATACCTAACTCTCGCTTAATGTATTTACAACTAGCTTATCCAAATCTTTTAGTTTGGAAAAAATATGACTTTAATCGTTAATAAGCTTCCTGAAGAAATCTGGCAGATGGATATTCCTCTAGCTTGCAAAGTTATTGCTGAGCGTATTTGTGCTCTGACAAAAAATGGTGAGCAAGAGTGCTTTATTTCCAATACTTATATAGAAAACTTGTATGGAATGAGTCGAAGAAATGTGCAGTACGCATTAAATACATTACAAAAAATGGAGATTATAAGTTCTCGAGTAACTCGCAAAAGTGATAAGAAAGTAAGGCTTGTTTCTTTTATTTATAAGACTTTAGAGTCCAGATTCGATGATTTTCAAAAGTGCAAAAATTGCACTATTAAAAGTGCAAAAAATGCGCCCCCTAAGTGCAAAAATTGCACTATTAAAAGTGCAAAAAATGCGCTTTTCTCTATACATAAGAATGATCTTATAAGTAAGGATCTTAGAGAGGATCAGAAATCCCCACTCTCAGAGACGTCTAATTTAAGTTCAAACACATATTCTTTAGAAAATATCAGAGCTACATGCAGAGATTGTTTTTCAGAGATGATGACTGATTATCCAGAATTGAAAAACATGAATTCAGACATTATTGCTGATGGTTATTTTGCCTACAGAGAAGAATACGGCTGGAAAGGTGTTAAACAGCTTAGATTGAATCTTAAGAAGTGGATCTTGCGTGATCTTGAATCTGCAGAACGAAATACAACACAAAATAAAACAGGTCAGACTAGACAGCAGGCAACAGGTGTCAGCTCATTTCTTTTAGGCGAGATGTCGGCTGATACGAACGACCATACAGCCGACGATAACTGCATCGAAGTTGATGCATTTGTTCAAGAGGTAGTAAACAAATGAACAGAATAGATTTTACCAAATTTTCAGAACAATGGCGCATTCTGGTTCAGGTTAAATCAGGGAAAATTGCATCTGACCAGAGTTGTCACATGATTTATGAGTTGGTTAAGAACTATTCAGAAGAGGTAGTGCTTAGAACAATTCAGAGCCTATACACAATACCATACCAGATTAACGCCGGAGATATCGTAAATTTACTTATGCGTGGGGGATATACACTCCAACAGTATCAGTGTAAGGCAAAGTACATTTATCGCTCTGTAAGTGAATATTTTCGACGTGACAGCGATCTTGTATTTTCTGACAGAATTACAGCTTTGACTTTTTACACCGTCATCGGTTCTCATGAGGCTTACTGTCAGACTAATCGAGATGATGACATTAAGCTGGCTAAAGCCTTTGTTGACTTTTATTCAAACTATGACTGTAGCAGTTTTCCTGATGATATCGATGATCTTATGCTGGTTCAGTCTAATCATCACTGTTTCGGTCAGCTTCCTAAAGTTGTCTTTATTGGTGACAGCTCAATCTGTTCAGATATCTGTAATCGTATTTATGGAGTCGGTAACTATCAGATAGTTCCAAAAAAGAGAATTAAGCCTCTGTCTCTTCCTCAGAAAGAAAAACAATATTCACAGGAAGAATATAAGCAATTTGTTGATAAGGTTCTATCTGAGCTTGGGGGCTATAAGCATGAAATTTTATGATGCAAATGCTGAAAAAGCTATTCTGTCTTATGTCCTTCATGAAGGTACTAAAGCTTTCTGTAAATACAGAGCAAAACTGTCAGTTTCTGATTTTTATTACGAAGTTTGTGCTGCTTTATGGGACAGCTGTAATCAGTTTGTTATAGAACATCAGACGGAATCAGAGTTTGATACTGTATCTCTTTACAATCTGATGAAACAGAAGTCAGAAGATTATGTTTCTTCCCTTAAAGATATTGCTGAACTTAAAGAGTCAAAAATCATTGGAACTGCGGCAGACGAATATGCATCTTTGATTAAAGAAAACAGTAGAAAGAGACAACTGCAGACAACTCTAAGTTCAATGCAGAACATGGTTGAAGAGAGTAACGACACTTCAGAGCAGTTAAAAGCAAAGCTCTGTCAGATGCTGGTCAGCACCAATAATGATTCAAATGTTCTTAACTGCGAGGATGCACTTGAAGTGGCAATCAGATTTATTAAATCACTAAGAGATCATGATGACGAAAAATCACTTATTTTTCCAACAGGCATTAACAGGCTTGATGTTCTTCTTGAAGGTGGTATCCGAAATGACACGCTTAATATTATTGGTGCCCGTCCTGGTATTGGTAAATCCGCATTAGGTTCTAACATTCTCATCAATCTGTTAAAGACAATGCCTACTCTTAAGCCATGTGTGATCTTCTCACTTGAGATGAATAATGAACAGGTTATACAGCGTATTCTGTCTTCATTCTGTGGCTTATCGGGAACAGAGATGACACAGAACTCCAAAATGTTAGGTTCACACTGGCATGAAATCATAGCTCACTCTACTGAATGTTTCAGTCGTAAAGACGGCAATGCTCCAAGATTACTAATGTGTGACAAGAGCAATCTGTCTCTGTCTGATATGTCCTCAATGCTTTCAGATATAAATCAGCGTTATGGTGGTGTAGGTGCCATTATGCTTGACTATCTGCAGTTAATGCCTACAGATGTGCGTATTCCTAAAGCTATTGCACTGGGTGAAATCTCAAGAGGATTAAAAGAGATTGCAAGAGCGTTCCATGCTCCGGTATTTGCCCTCTGTCAGTTAAATCGTGAAGTTGAAAATTCAAAGGGTGGAGCTCCAAAAGCAAGCAATATTAAAGATTCAGGTTCTATAGAACAGGATGCCGATTTAATTATTCTGATCACAAGAGAAAAATCAGAAGCAACCCTTCATGTTGTCAAAAACCGAAACGGAGCTACAGGAAGTGTTGAATGTAACTTTAACGGAAATGCCTGTCTGTTCAGTAATGAAAAACAATATGACTATGAATATCTGTAAGGAGTAAAAATTGCAGCTTAAATTCTCAGTACCAGGTACACCATGCGGAAAAGGTCGACCAAGATTCTTTGGTGGTCATGCGGTTACTCCAGCTAAGACACGCAACTATGAAGCTCTGGTGAAGTATGAGGCTCAGCATGCATTAGATACTATGGTGGTTAAGCCTGACTACTCACAGCCTTGCAGAGTTGGTATTAAGGCTTTCTTTGGAGTGCCTAAGAGCTACACCAAGAAACAGCGTGCGCTGATTAGTGAGTATGGCAGTTCAAGAGTAAGACCCGGTAAGCCAGATATCGATAATATCATCAAGGCAATTCTTGATGGTATGAATGCGATTATCTATCGCGACGATGTACAGGTTACTGAATTACGCGCATCTAAGCTGTGGGCTTGTGATGACGAACAGCCAAGAGTTGAAGTTTGTGTGGAGTGGGATGATGACTAGATTTATTCTTGAAGCTATTCAAAACGGCTACAGCTCTGAATATCTCAATTTGTTGCATAACTATGGGCTGTGGGCTCGTTACTTTGGCGCGGTTGGATATCTTCACCCAGGATTAGCACATGAGGATTACATCATTGACGACGACAGTGCGCTTGAAGTGGAGAAGGCTATGTGCTGGCTTAAACAGTCACGACCTAATGTACATAGGCTCTTTGCGATGTATTACGTTCGTGGGCTTGATGAGTACGATATCCTGTCGGTACTCAAAGAGCGCGTTGCGGTTAAGCGTGTACGTCACAAAGACAGGTATGATGCCACTCCATATGATGACGCTGTACGCTATCTCACAGGAAGTGCGGTAAGAGACATAATCGTACTTGGCGAAAAACTGGTACTCGATTATCTGCAGAAGGAGGTTAAGCATGAGAGCGTTTAAGTACGAAGGCACTGAATACAGATCAATGGCTGAATGTTGTAAGGCTCTGGATATTTCGTATCAGAAGGTAAGGCGCTTATGTCGTCATTACAAACGCGCTCATGATGATCCTGCTCAGGCTGTTCGCTGGTGTCTTGGTGTGGATAAGCTGTCACATCTTGAACCAAAGACACTGCAGTATGCTCAAGATCTTGAGAAGAGCTACGACAGACAGGAGAAATTCAAAGATAGAATTTATCAGAAGGTTGTGGAGAGTTTCTGACTTGTCCTAAGCTATCCTAACTTATATTTTCTTATCCTAATATATTGACATTTTTATTTTTTGTTGTAAGCTTCAAGTAAATAAAGTTTCAGACCTCGACATTAGTCCTCTCACTCTCAGAGAAGTGACGAAGTCGAGGTCTTATAGTATGTGGAATATTGTTTTATGGACAAAATCAGAACAGCTATTCTTGTAGATGGTGGATTTTACAGAAAAAGAGCAAAATCTTTATGGGGAGAAAAGTCTGCAAAAGAAAGAGCTAAAGAGCTTGAATCTTATTGTCATAAACATGTAGCTAATTCATATCTGTACAGAATTTTTTATTATGATTGTCCATGGCTTACAGATAATATTTTTAATCCTATTACAGGAAAGACTGTTAATTTCAGAAAGTCAGACGTATTTAAGTGGACAGAAGCTTTTTATGATGAATTAAAGCATAGAAGAAAGTTTGCTTTACGTATGGGAAGGTTATCTGAAGCTCCTCAGTATGTTTTGAAAGAGGATGTTTTAAAGAAACTCTTTAGAGGAGATAAAAATTTTTCTGAGTTAACTGAAGACGATTTAAGACTAAATGCAAAACAGAAGGGTGTTGATATGCGTATTGGCATTGACATTACTTCCTTGGCTCTAAAAAAACAAGTTGATCAGATTATCCTTATTGCTGGTGATAGTGATTTTGTTCCTGCTGCAAAATTAGCAAGAAGAGAAGGCATTGATTTTGTTCTTGATCCTCTCTGGCATCCTGTCGCAGATGATTTATTTGAGCATATTGATGGATTACAATCATTTAATAATCCAGGTAAAACAAACAAAGAAGCAAAACAAGATGTTTCACAAGGTACTGTGACAGTGCATTGATGAGTGCGGGTGGCAAGACGCCCAGAAATCGACTAGCTACATAGATTTTAAAAATATGGGTGCCATCCTCATAGCAGACAGCTATAATCCCTAAAAATACTACTTTATTCTTTAAAATCAAATGGATAAAAAGATCGTTAATTGGTCGTTAATGGATCGTTTTTTAAGAATATACTATAAAACAATTAGAGTGAAAAAGTACGTATTGAATATCGGTACTTTCCTCTTACCTCATAGATTATCCTAATTTGTCAACAATAAAGCTCTCAAGAAATTGAGGGCTTTTTTTATTTCTTATGTATAAACATTTAACCCCAGAAGTCATTTATTTGATGATTGGTACAGCTTGCTCTTTTGTCATGGCATATCTACGCTCTACCAAGCGCAAATTCATGGCTAAGATTTGTGAAGCTCTGACATGCTCTATGCTCTCATCTGCACTTATCTTAATTTCAGAGTATTACTTTAAGTGGCCTCTGGAGTTAGGTGTTGCAATTGGTACATTCGTAGGCTTCTTGGGCAGTGACTATATCTCTTTAAAGATTAAACAAGTTATTAACTTGAAAGTTGAGGGTAAATCAGATGATGAAAGTAAGTAGTCATGGTATTGCTCTTATAATGAATTTTGAAGGATTAAGAACTGCTGCATATAAGCCTGTATCAAGCGAAAAAGGATGGACTATTGGCTATGGTCACCATGGCCCTGATGTTAATGAGCACAGTATTTGTACAGAACTTGAAGCTGAGCGTCTTTTAAAGTTAGATCTTGAAAAGGTAGAACGTCAGATTACAGCAGCATTGAATGCCGATGAAATTGAAGTTACTCAAGGCATGTTTGATGCTCTCTGCAGTTTACTCTTTAATCTGTCAGGAAAACGTACTAAAGATGGTCGTCAGTTAACACCAATTCAAACTTTAATCAGCTATAAACTTTGGGCTAAGATGAAAAAAGGCGATAAGTACGGTGCATCACTTGAGTTTTTAGATATTAACAAAGCAGGCGGTGTAGTTCTGCCTGGATTAACAAAGAGAAGACAGGCTGAACAAAAGCTTTTTCTTTCTTAAAAGGTTCCACGTGTTCAGGTGCTTTAAACAACATGTTTCAGGTATTTGTCACTCCCACTTCTTTGCTGTCAGAAGTAAAACAGACAGCTCACACTTAAGAACTGTTTAGAAGAACCTCTTCCTCCCATGTTTTCTTTTAGATAGGTCTTAAGTGTGAGACAAACAAATTTGTTAATTGATATGTAACTAATCTTTTTAATGGTGTTTGTCTCGCACTAAGATTTATTGACGGTATATAGCATGAACTTTTGTGAATACTTTAATGTAAAAGAATCATATCAAGTACCGGAAAAGTTATTAGCTCTACTCTTGCAAAATCCAAATGAGATATGTGCTCAGTATGTGAAAGAACATGATCTTTCTAAAGATGAATTGATGACTGACTTTCAGCTAAATGACGCAGCTCGAGATAGTCTAAAGCAAGACTTTACACCTGAAGGGATTGCAGAGCTTTCTGCAAAGCTATTACCTTCAAATTTTGAGAGTGCTGCTGATATATGCTCAGGAACTGGAGCGTTAACAATTCAATTATGGAAAATTAACCCATCTGCTTATTTTCACTGTGAAGAGTTTTCTGAGCGCACAATTCCTTTCTTGCTGTTTAACCTAATGGTTAGAAATATTGAAGGTGAAGTGCTTTGTGGCGACTCTCTTACTCAAGAATATAAGCATGTGTATAGGCTTACAAAAGGTTCTCAATTCTCGGTACTTGCAGAAGTTGAAACTATTGAGCCAAAATTATATGACGTGCTTATAAGCAATCCGCCTTACTCGCTAAAATGGACTCAAGAGAATAGATCTTGTTATAAGTATGGAATCGCTCCGACAAAAGCAGCAGATTACGCATTTGTTCAATATGGCTTAAGTTTATTAAAAGCTGATGGTAAAGCATGCTACATCTTACCTCATGGCGTTTTGTTTAGAGGTAATTCCGAAGGTGACATCAGACAAGCCTTAATTAAAGATCATATTGTAGATGCAGTTATTGGCTTGCCTAATAATTGTTTTATGTGCACTTCTATTCCTGTACATCTTTTAGTATTTGACAAAAAAAAGACAAAGAATTTATTAGTAGTTGATGCTAGTTCTTTATGTGACAAGGAAGGTAAATTCAACAAAGTCAAAAAAGAATACATTAACAAGATCTTGGGCTTATACAGTTTAAGAAGTGAAGTTGAAAAGTTGGCTCATGTTGCTACCTATGAAGAAGTTGAAAAAAATGAATTTAACCTCAACATACCAAGGTATGTAAATTCATTTGAATACACTCCACCGCCACCACTAGCAGAGACAATAAACGAATTAGTTTTAATAGAAGATGAGCTGTTTGATAATCAGCAAAAGTTATTAAAAAACATATCTACCTTAAAAGGTTTTTCTTTAAAAGAACAACAGGCAATTGAAGCATGGAAATGGTCTCTTACAATGCATGGTGCGATTTTGAACGAGGGGTCACAGGAAAAACTTATAAAGCAGGATGCTGCTATGTAGCTCTTTCAGCCTCATCTGAAAAAGTAAATAGAATTGATAAAGACACAGTTCTTGAAGATGCTACACGATGGTGTGTTTTTATTCCTAAAAAATATCCAAATTGCTTCTATGAGCTTCTTTCATCTATAGCTTGGCCTCTTTTATACGCAAAGTGTAATCAAGGCATTAACTTTAAATTTGAACATATCAAGTTTTTGGAGTTTCCTAAAGTTGAAAGCTCAATGCTACCAATTATTGAAAAAAGCCTAATTGAGTTAAATCAAGCTATATTTCAAGTTGAAAGAGATATTCAGCTATCCAAAGATATGAAAGAGTTCTTCATGGATAAAATGTTTATATGACTTCTCTAGAAACAACATTCTTAATTATCTATCTAATGTTCTTTGGCTCCTTTCTTTTAGGAGCTATAAAACTCTCAATTGACTATAAGGACTACAGCAAAAAGGAGTTTCGTGCTCAAGTTGCAAGCTATGTACTTTTGTTGGCGTTCATAATGGGGGTTATAGTTTACATTGTTTATGGATCTTAAATTACAGCTAATTACTGCTACTCTGTGTCTCGCTATTGGCGCTTGTTTCGGCGTGACCGTTACAGCCAAACACTACAGAGCTGAAATTATTAACCTGCAGGCTGAAGCTATTAGAACTGAGCAGGACGCTCTGGTTAAGCAGCTTAAAACTGAACATGAATGGCAAGCTAAACAGGAACAGGCAGACAAAGAGGCTACTGATGAGATTAACAAGATTAAAGATAAGTACAATGCTGCTATGTCTAAGTTGCATGCTAACAGCTTGCGCTCAGACAGTGGCAGTTCCGGTGAAGCAGCATTGTCCACAAATACCACCTCTACCAGAGAAGCTAAAGCAACCTGTGAATGTGGACAGCTTAGACAGGACAGAAGAACTCTTGCAGAGTATGCACTTAAGCTCTCAGCTAAGTGTGATGAGATTGCAGTTGAGCGGAATGAGTTAAGTAAGAAATATAACGCATTGCAATAAAGATTAGAGAATAAAGAAAATGAAAACAAAGCTGTTTGCAGTATTTTTAATCGCATTTGGCGCTGTATTTTTTGATCTTGCTTTTAAAATTGTTTTACCTTTTGTTCTTCCTCTTTTGTTTGAGACAGAGAAGTTTTATTTGAATGGCAATCTGTACTTTTCTTTTTCAGAGATGAGCTTTTCTGGTTTTGTTGTTGCTGTTCTTTTGGGCTATGTGATTTGTTTTCTACAAAATCATATACATAAGAGCTAGCTTCAACGATGTAATTCGTTGCAATAAAGCCTTCATATGCTGTCACATACAAAGGCTTTTAATTAAATGCTCTTTTTATTACCATGCCAATCTTTCGAAGGTATTGGCGCTTGTCTTGGTTGTTTATCTTCAGACATTAAATAGAACCTCCTAATAAAATAAAAAGAATAAAAGACAACAAACCAAAAACTATTGATGCGCTGATGAGATATACAGAGTACTTTAAGCAGTTAGCTCTTTTATCAATTACTGATGTTTGAATAAACTTAATCATCTCTTGATAATCTTCAATGCAGAAATGTCTTAATTCAAGATCACGCTCAGGTGTGACCTTACCTTTTTTGTAGATATTGGCAACATACATCTCTTTGTTCCAATTAAAGCTTGTTTCATATCGAGCTAATACATAAAGACATATAAACAGAGCAACTACAGCTGATAATGCTGATAGTGTTCCTAAGATTACTGATGAGATGTGGAGTTGAGGCAGATACTTACAAAGAGCTAGTAATGCTGTGAGTATCAGTGATGATAGCCACATGAATGTCTTACCTTTAGACATTTGCTGCTCTCCAATATCACGCTGTAGATAGTAGTAATAATTTTCCAAGTAATGCTGTAGCTCAACCATTGTGTTCAAGGATGTGTTGTATGTTGTGGTTTGTAGCATTGGTTCTACTCCTCGTTATTTATCCTGTGTTTATTGATTAGATTATAGTTCATATGCCAAGTCCTTTTGCTCGTCCATGTCAGTATGCCGGATGTCATAAATATGCTGTTCAGGGTTCAGCATACTGTAGAGAACATCAAACAAAAGTATCAAATGAGTTTGATAAACATCGAGGATCTTCAAGAGAAAGAGGATATACAAGTAAATGGGAGAAGTTCAGAAAGACATTTCTTGCTGAGCATCCTCTATGCGTTGAATGTCTCAAACACGGCAGAATCAAACCAGCTACAGATGTTGATCATATAGTTCCTCACAAAGGCGACATGAATAAGTTCTGGAATTTAAAGAATTTACAGGCTTTATGTCATGAATGCCACAGCAGAAAGACAGCAATTGAAGACAGTAACTTTCTCAAGACCCGTAGGGGGAGTTAAAAAAGTTCATACACAGGAATGTAACCGCCCCGTTAGTTCTTTACACACGCGTGCAAAATGGGAGTAATTTACTTGTTGATTTATAGAAAAATTATTCAAGTGTATAAAGATAGGTAAAAAAATAATGGCAAGACCAAGAAAACCAACTGCAATTAAAAAACTGCAGGGAACCTTACAGCCTTGTCGAACAAACTTAAATGAGCCTAAACCTCAGACAGACATCAAAGTTGTATCAGCTCCGTCATGGCTTAATGATGTAGCAAAGCAACATTGGAATTTTGCAATATCACAGATGCCGGACGGAATGGTTTCAAGCCTAGATTACACTGTTTTTGCGATGTGGGCTGACACTGTATCTAAGATCCTTGAGTTGGAAGCGATACTTCAGCATGAAGGTTTAATGCTTACAGACGAAAAAACAGGCAAACGTGTTGTAAACCCCGTACTAAAACAGCAAAACGAGCTGAAATATATTTTAAAGAATTATCTGACCGAGCTTGGGTTTACTCCTGCATCTCGCTCGAAAGTATCTATAACAAAGTCAGATTCAGATAACAAGAATAGCTTTCTTGATTTATAGTCTATGCAGAAACGTGATTATATCGCCATCGCTAATGGCTATATTAACGACGTACTGGCTAAGAAGATCCCTGCTTGTCGTTATGTTATTGAAGCATGCAAGAGACAGAAGAACGATCTTAAAAGAAAACGCTGGCAGTATCACTTTGATGTAAATCTTGCATCAAGACCTTGTCGGTTTTCTGAAATGCTCTGTCACGTAAAAGCTGAAAAAGCTGGTCAAAAGATAGTACTTGAGCCATGGCAGATCTTTATTCTTACCACAGTATTCGGCTGGGTTGATGATAACAATCTCAGGCGTTATCAGAGAGCATATATTGAAGTCCCAAGAGGTAACGGCAAGTCAACTTTATTAAGCTGCATCGGTTTATTCATGATGTGTGCTGACAATGAAATGGGTGCTGACTGTTACTCATTTGCAACAACTCGCGATCAGGCAAAGATTGTTTTTAATGATGCTCAGGCAATGGCTCGTAAAAATCCTGATTTGCGTGCAGCATACGGATTGAATGTTCTAGCTCATTCAATGGTCATTCCTGGTACTAATTCAAAGTTTGAAGCAAAGTCAGCAGACGGTAAAACCCTTGACGGTTTGAATACCCATTGCGCAATTATCGACGAACTTCATGCACATAAAACTCGTGAAGTGTATGACGTTGTCGAGACTTCAATCGGTAAGCGTACACAGCCAATTATGTGGATGATTACCACAGCAGGATTTCTGATTAACGGTATCTGCTACGAGATAAGACGGTACGTTGAAAAATTGTTAAATACTTCCGTTGTAGATGATACTCATTTCGGCATTATCTATACGATTGATGAAGGCGACGACTGGAGAGAAGAAAGCTCACTGCAAAAAGCTAATCCTAACTGGAATATATCAGTGATGCCCAAGGCGGTATTATCGACTTTGCGCAAAGCTATGGAGAATCCCAGCTCAGAAAATAACTTCAAAACAAAGCACCTTGATATATGGTGCAACGCTGACACCGCTTTTCTGCAGATGAATAAATGGCGAAAAGCTATCAGAACAGATGTAACTCTTGATGATTTTGAGGGATGTCACTGCATTTATGGTCTTGACCTTGCAGCTAAAACAGATATCACAGCTTTAGTGCGACTTTTCTGGAGAGAAGAGAATGATGGCAAGGTTGGCAAGGTTCACTTCTATGTTTTTCCTGAGTTCTGGCTACCTGAAGATAGAATAAACAGTTCTACAAATTCACAATATCAAGGCTGGGTTAAACAGGACTTAATCCATGTCTCCGATGGTTCTATTAATGATTTAGAGCTTATTCAAGATTATATCAAAGAAGATGCCCTGCATTATGACACTTTAGCAATAGCTTTTGATCCTTGGCAGGCATATCAGTTAGCTTCTAACCTTGCTAATGAAGGTTTGACCATGGTTGAGATTAAGCCTACCGTTCAGAACTTCAGCGAAGCTATGAAAGAAATGCAGGCTTTGATTTATCAGAAACTGCTACACACTGATGGAAATCCTGTTCTTGAGTGGATGGCCTCGAACGTAGTCGCACATTTAGATGCCAAAGATAATATTTATCCAAGAAAAGAAAACCCAGAGAACAAAATTGATGGCATTGTAGCGTTAATCATGGCTTTACGACAGGCTATTTTTATGCAGGTTTCAACAGATTATCTTGAAGGCAGTTTAAATATCGACTTAGCATATTAGATTTACAGGTAAAAAATATGAATGTTTTTAAATGGTTGACAAATTGGGGTGGCACTACAGGCGATCACTCAGGCTGGCAGAATAACAGCCCTATGGTGCCAATCGTTGAAGGAACAAATGCATATTCATCGGATATGGCTCTACAGATTCCTACTGTATGGGCTTGTATTGATCTTTTAAGTCACACTATTGCATCTCTGCCTTGTGATGTATTTATTGTTGACGGTAAAGGTAATAAGAACGCTGATACCAAATGCAATCTTAATTATATTCTGTCAGAGTCACCAAACGCTGATATGACTCCGTATGAGTTCTTTTCTGCAATGGTTGTTAATTACTGTCTGCATGGTAATGCTTATGCGTTAATCTCCAGATGGACAGGAGACAAAAAAGGACAAGTAAAGGGCATATATCCTCTGTCTTCAGAGCAGATGCAGATTTACAGAGATCCTTCAAATGGTCAGTTAATTTATCGTTATCTTGATAAGAACGACCATTATCAGGACTATAAATCATCTGACATACTGCATTGGAAATGCATGGGTAATGGTATTACCGGTCTAAAGAAGTTGGATTTTATGAAAATTTCTTTGGCTGAATCTAACTTTGCTCAAAGAACTGCTGTATCAGTTTTCAACAAAAAAGGAAAAATGAGTGGCATTCTGACTACTCCTAAGATTTTAACCGACAAACAAAAAGGTGAAATTGCCGATCAATTTCAAAAGATGAGGAATGATGACAAGATACCTGTATTACCTGCAGATATGTCTTTTCAGCAACTAAGCCTTAATCCTGCCGAACAGCAATTATTAGATACACGTAAATTCAGTGTCGAAGAAATCTGTCGCTGGTTTGGAGTTCCATCTGCTCTTGTCAATTCAAGCGGTGGAGCACCAGGTTCAAACATTGAACAGGTTACAGCAAACTTTTACAAGTCAACCATTCTGCCCATGATTATAAGCCTTGAACAGGCAATCATGAAGCGTGTCCCATGTGTTGAAGAACGATACAACCATGCTGTTAAATTCCGTCTGTCATTTCTTAACCGTGCTAATGATGAAGCTCGCAGTCGCATTGCAGCAACTGCAGTACAGAACGGCTGGAAAACACGTAATGAAGTCCGCGTTGAAGAGGGCTTACCACCTGTTAAAGACGGTGATACTTTGACAGCTCAGAGTAATTTATTTCCTCTTGAGCAGTTAGGCCAGGCTGATGCGTCTCAGGTATCACAGACACCAATTACAGAAAACCCTACTAAACAGTAAGGAGTAAATAAATGAAATTCAATAAGAGTGCCAAAGAGTCACAACTTGAAATCTCTGATGAAGGCATCATTGAAGGATATGCTTCAGTATTCAATGGTGTTGATTCGTACGGCGATACCATTGTGCCTAAAGCATTTGATCATGTAATTACAAAAGGTGACTTACCTACAATGCTGTATGGTCATGATTCAATGTCTGTGCCTATTGGCAAATGGACAGAGATGTCAGTCGATGATGTAGGCTTAAAAGTAAAAGGACAGCTGAATCTAAATAACGCTAAAGCAAAAGAAGTTTTTGATGCAATTAAGTTTGGCTCGCTGACTGGTTTATCAATCAACTTTTCATGTTCCGAAGAAGGCTATGAACAAAAAGATCCTGATGATTTGTATAGTGGTTGCTTAATTAAGGCAATTGACAGGCTTTATGAGATTTCAGTTGTAAATCTGCCTGCCGATGACAATGCAAGAATTTCAAGTTATAAGTCAGCAGATTTTAATGATTGTAATGATATTAAAGGTTTTGAGAAATGTCTGCGTGATGCTGGCTTTTCTCGCTCAAAGGCTAAAGAGATTATATCTGTAGCCAAACGTGTGCTAAATCAGTGTGATGCTGACAGAAAAACACACGATCACGTAGACAATGACATTGATGAACGCATCAAGTCAATTTTCATGAAATACAGGAAATAAAAAATGGAAAATAACGATATTTTAAAGGGTCTTGAGACCATAGATGCAAAAATCGAGGATGTAATCTCCGATAATAAAGCGTCAAAATCAGCTATTGAGGCAGAGATTAAACGTATTGGTGATGAACAGGTCAAGCTAGCAAAAGCCTTAGCAGACACAGCACAGAAATCTGTTGAAGTTCCAGCAGAGACAGCATCTCCTTCACTAGGACAGGCATTTACCAAGTCTGCAGCATTTGAGAATTTTGGCAATAATCGCAAAGCATTATTTACTTTTGAAAAGAAAGCTGACACTAATGCTGCAACTTCAGATTATGGCAATATTCCAGCTTACAGAAAGCCTGGTATGGTTGTTTCTCCAGAAGCTCCATTGATTATTGAGAACTTATTCCCTCATGTGCCTGTAACTTCAAATTCAGTTGAATACGTCAAGGAAGGTTCATTTACAAACAATGCTGCACTTGTAGCTGAAAAGAATGATAAGCCTGAATCTGTATTTGGGGCTACTTCACTTGCAACTGCAAAGATTGTAACTATTGCCCACTGGACAAGAATCACAAATCAGCTTGCAGCAGACGCTCCAGCTTTGGCTGCTTATATTGAGCAGAAGATGCAGTACGGTTTACAGGCTCGTGTTGATTCTCAGCTTGTTACCGGTACAGGCGGTTCAACTGAACTTGAAGGTTTACTCCACGCTGGTAATTACAATGATCCTGTAACAGGCAAGCAGATTGTAGCTAAAGATTTTGCAGCAGATTCAACTCTGTTTGACTTCGTATTAAAGAATAAGGCAGAGCTTGAGGGTAGATACATTACTCCAGAAGTGATCCTGCTAAATCCATCTGATTGGACAAAGCTTGCAATGTTAAAAGACGGTCAGAAGCGTTACATCCTAGGTGGTCCTCAGTCTGTTGCCACTAAGTCATTATGGGGCATTCCAGTTGTAACTTCTGCATCTGTAACTGCCGGCAAGTATATTTTAGGCAACATCTCTTTAGGTGCTACTGTATACGACAGGCAGGCTCTAAACGTTGCAATGTCAGATTCAGACAATGTTAACTTCACTCAGAACTTAATCACTATCAGAGTTGAGCGCCGTTTAGGCGTTGCTTACGAGATGCCACAGGCAATTAACGGTGGTGATTTTGTTATTCCAGTAACCGCGTAATTTAGCTTGTAGTCAGCATTGGGGGGCATATGCCCCCCTTTTTATAGGATTTTTTAATAATGTCTCTTTACACTCCAAGCCCAATAACTGATATCTCTCAGACTCCATGCACTCTTGAAGAGGCTAAAACTCAGTTAAGGGTCGATGATACATTTGAAGATGATCTTATTCGTAATTACATTATTGTAGCTACAGAACAGGCAGAGCAGATTTTACAAAGAGAAATTATTAAAAGATTCGATGATGAGGCTGTGTCAACTTTATCGCCTAATGGTGACATCCCATTAACTGTTAAACAGTTTATTTTATGCCTTGTAGGCGATTTATACGCTCACAGAGAGCTGTCAGAACAAGCTACATATAGTACCTTTCACAAGCACCTTCTTGACCCTTATATCAAATATATTCGAGAGGACGAGTAATGAGCGTATCAATTCCCACCGCTGGAGAATTAAGGCACAGAGTCAGCATATATTCTCGAATTGATCATCCTGTTAACGGTCATGAAGTTGAGAGTATTGATGAGCTTATATGTACAGTGTTCTGCAAAATTGAACCTACAGGCTCAATGTATTTCAATAATATTCAGACAGAGAACAAAACTACACACCGTTTCTGGTTCCGTTCTGTTAAAGGAATGACAGATGCAAGAAGTTTAAGCCGAAGTATTCTGATAAAAGAAGGCGATATTACATATATTCCTATCAGGGTAACACAGTGCAATGGTCAGAACTTTTTTACCATGGTTGAAGCTCGTGAACTCGGTGATATTCAAAGTGAAACTGTAAATGCTAACAATATGGCAGGACTAGCAGATGGGTGAGTTCTTTCATGTAGGTGTAAAAATGCCTAAAGGCCTTGATGTCATGGATTTTGACAGAAAAATCGTAATGACAGGTCTCAAAAAGGCATCCAAAATCGTACAGCAGCAGTCTAAAAAACTGATTTCATCAAAGGGCCCTTCAAAAGCTGGCGAATATCCCGGACGTAATACAGGACGTATGAGACGTCATGTTCGTATTAAAAATTCTAAAAGAAAAGATCATCTGTGGTCACGTGTACAAGTATCAACGATTGAAGACAGTTTCTTTTATCCTGCGGTTTTAAATTATGGTCGAAAAGACGGACGACTTAAACCAAGAAAAAACTTCATTGAAACAGCAACGACCCAGAACGAAAAACAAATAAAAGAAATCATAGACAGCGCTATGACAGAGGGCATAAAAATTTGGAGAAAATAGGATGCGAGTCAGCTCAACTATCAAAGCTTTAAGAGAGCGATGCCCATCACTTAGCAAACGTGTCTATGGGGCACTTCAATGGGTCAGCCTGTCAGTTGTTCACCCTGAGAAACTTCCATGTGCTTATGTATTTACCCAGTCAGAAGATCCTAAAACCCTACAGAGTTCAGAAAACTCATATAAGCAGTTAATAACAGCGACTATAGCAGTGGTTCTATGTGTTCCTAGTCTTGATGTTCGAGGACAGGAAGGCGCAGACAAAATTGAAGATTTAAAAGATGAGGTTTTCAAAGCTTTGTTAGGGTGGGCTCCTAATGGCGATCCTCAGTGTGTATATGAATACGCAAATTACAGAGTTATTGATACATCATCCACTCCCGCCATGTGGTGTGTACAGTTAGAGTTCACAGTAGAGTACATGCTTGATACGGATGATACATATATCAAGACAGAACATGAGAATTTAGGCAATTTTGACAAGTTTTATGCTGATGTAGACAAAATTGAATCTGATAAGCCGGATGGAAATATAGATGCAAAACTCAGACTTACAGGGCTTACAGAAGGTAAGGCTAAATCGGAGCCACAAGATCAAACTATTTATAAAGATTTATGGTAACTAAACCAAGGAGAAGACAATAATGTCTGTTTCATTTAATTACGTACCTTCAAATGTACGAGTTCCTTTGTTCTACGCAGAAGTAGACAATTCAATGGCAAATACCGCAACAGCAGAAAAGAAGAGCCTTTTAATCGGTTCAATGGCTTCTTCTGGAACTGCAACAGCAGGTGTTCCTACATTAATCACCTCAACTGAACAGGCAAAAACAAAGTTTGGTCGTGGTTCGCCTTTAGCTTTAATGGCAGAGGCATTCCGTAATCAGAATGGTACAGGAGAATTATGGTGTTTACCTGTAGACATTAAGTCAGCTACTGCATCAACAGGCTCAATTACCGTTAAAGGAACAGCAACAGAGAGCGGAGCAGTCTATCTGTATATTGGTTCTCAGCTCGTATCAGTTGCATGTTCTGCAGGAACAACTGCAAATGAAGTCCTAACTGCATTAACTCAGGCAATCAATGCAGATAAAGATTTACCCGTTACAGCTGAAAAGAATGATGAAGATAGTGTAATCACTATTACAGCTAAAGTAGCTGGCATTACTGGAAATGAAATCAGATTGGATAAGAACCTTCAGGGCGACGTTGGTGGAGAATCTGATCTTGCAGGCATTACTCTTACTATCGATGATATGAAAAATGGTTCTGGTGAGCCTGATTATAAAGAAGCTTTTAAGGCTGTTGCCTCAGAAACATTCTGGTTTATTGGAATTGAAAATAATTCTGCTACAGCGCTTGATGCTGTAAAAACCGAGATGAATGATTCCACCGGACGTTGGTCATATGCAAAAATGCAGTATGGTCATGTGTTTACAACCCTCAGAGGTAATACTGAAAGCTTAGTTACTTTTGGTAATACTCGCAATGACCAGCATACCACAGTATTCGGCATTGAAGAGAAGAATGCAGAACCTGCATATATTGTGACAGGCGCTGTTTTAGGTCGTATTGCCGGATTTATTACTAATGATCCTGCCCGTCCTGTACAAACCGGTGAACTGAACGGCTTAATGCAACCAAGTATGGAAAAGCGTTTTAATTTTAATGATAAAAATACTTTACTCCATAATGGAATCGCAACAATTTATTATCAGTCAGGCACTGTAATGATTGAGCGCGCAATCACCACATATCAGGTTAACAAGTTCGGTGATGCAGATAATTCATATCTTGATATCACAACTCTGTATACATTAGCAGAGATCATTACCCGTCTTAAGGGCGTTATTACCTCAAAATATGCACGCCATAAGCTAGCAAATGACGGTACCAGATACGGCGCAGGACAGGCAATTGTTACCCCTTCTGTAATTCGTTCAGAGCTGATTGCTCAGTATTCAGCCATGGAACGTGACGGCCTTGTTGAGAATGCTGAACTGTTCGCTAAGAATCTGATTGTAGAGCGTAATACTTCAGATGTTAACCGTCTTGATGTGCTGTTGCCTCCTGATCTTGTTAATCAGCTTCGCATTTTTGCGTTACAGGCTCAGTTCCGTTTACAGTATTCTGATTAAGAGGAGATTTTTTAAATGGGTAAAAAATTTGCGGGCACCTGTTACATTAAAGCTAACGGTGCTCAGTTATCTGTTGAAGGTTCAGTCGAAATACCTTTATTAAAAACAACCAAAGAAAAGAAAGTAGGTTCTACAGGTGTGGCAGGATACAGTGAGACTAATATAGCTCCATATGTTAAATGTACTGCATTTCTTGAGCCTGACTTTGATATTGATGCACTGTCTGGCAATGATATGACAATTACTGCAGAGCTTGCCAATGGTTGGGTATACACCTTAAATGGTGCATGGCTTGAAGGTGAAGTTGTAGCTAATTCGTCAGACGGTACTGTGTCATTAGAGTTTACAGGCCTTGATGGTCACTTACAGCGTTAGGAGAGAACTAAATGAAGTCAGTTGCAGAAAACTTAAAATTATCAGTGCCTATTGAGATGGGCACTGAGACAGTATCTGTTTTAGAGTTCAGAAAGCCTAGTGTTGGTGATATTCGCAGAATTGGTTATCCCATCTTTTTTACTTCAGAAGGCGATCTGAAATTTAATCCTGATATTGTTGCAAAGTATATTTCTACTCTTGCTTCAATACCTCCATCAGCTGTAGATAAGATGTCAATTCCTGATTTCACTGCAGCAGTAGGTGTTGTAACCGGTTTTTTCGGAAGTGGGGATTAAGCCCAAGAACGGAAAAGCAATTTATTGACTGTATCTATTCGACTGCGTATTTTTGGCATCTTTCACCGCTTGATATTGAACAACTTGATGTTGAGCGGTTTGAAGAAATGGTTTTACAGTCGAATCGTATTGCAGATGAGATTAATTCACAAAGGGAATAAGAATGGCATCAGCAAATATCAAAGAGTTTAAGGCTCTTTTTACTGTAAGTGATAAAGCTTCACCACAGTTAAAAAAATTAAAGAGTTCTTTTAAAAACTTTGAAAAAGCATCACAGGCTTTTGCATCTAATGCTTCAAAGTTAGGTGCATTAACTCTTGTACCGCTTGCTGGTGCTTTTACTGCAGTAAGTGCAACTGTTAAGAGCTCAATTAGTACATTTACTGATTATGGCTCTTCAGTGAAAGATGCTGCAATAAAACTTGGTACCACCACTGATGCTGTTCAAACTTTAAGACATGCTGCCCAAATGGCTGGCTCTTCAACAGAAGCTCTTGATCAGGGCATGGTTATCTTTAATAAGAATTTAGCTAATGCAGCACAGGGCAAGAACAAAGCCTTAGTTGAAATGTTCCAAAAATTAGGCATTTCAATGAAAAAAGCAAATGGTCAGATGAAGACCACAGCTGAACTAATGCCAGAATTAGCCGATGCAATGAAACGTCAGAAAAACAATTCTGAAAAGGCGTATATTGCGACAACCACTTTTGGCAAGTCTGGACAGGAACTGATCCAAATGCTGCAGGATGGTTCTCAGGCTCTTAAAGATTATGCAGACGAGGCAAAACATCTTGGTATTGTTGTGTCAGATGAAGATACCTTAAAAGCAAAATCAATGGGCGACACAATTCAGCGTTTAAAAGATGCTGTTACAGGTTTTAGCCTTGCTATTGGCTTAAAGCTGATACCTTACGTTGAGCTTGTTATTGCATCTATGACTGAGTGGATTGCAACCAATCGAGAATGGATCGCAACAGAAATAGCATCATCAGTTAAGGATTTTGTTGAGTGCATTAAAAAGATTGATTTTAAACAGGTAATTTCTCAAACAGTTACTTTTACCAAAAATCTGGTAAAGCTTTTTAATTATCTTGGTGGAGTCAAAACAGTAGCGATTGTTATATCCACAATATTTGCAAGTAAATTTGTTGTTGCTCTGATAGGTACTATTAGCGCATTCTTGAAGATAGCTACTGCAATCAAAGCTGTAACAGTAGCTACAACTCTGTTTAATATTGCACTTTGGTCAAATCCTATTGTCTTAATTGCAGCTGCCATTATTGCAGCGATTGCAGCTATTGTTGCATCTGTCTATTTTCTTTATAAGAATTGGGATACTGTCTGCAAATGGTGCAAAGATGCATGGAATGCTTTTGTTGGCTTTACCATGTCAACAGTCACAAAAATTAAAGCCTTTTTTGCTAAGATGATCACTTATATTTTAAGTTCATTGTCACCAATAAAAAAAGCTTGGAATGGTATTAAAAACTGGCTGTCCAATTTATTTAATGATCCTGTAAACACCATAAAAGATACGTTTTTAAGTCTTGTTGGGTTTTATGCGAATTTATGGGGAAACATCGTAGATGTAACTGAATCAGCTATCAAATCCTGTTTTGGCGGAATGATTGATTATATCCTTGACGTATTATCTCCAATAAAAAATGCGTGGAACAGTATGAAAAATTGGCTGTCCAATTTATTCAATGATCCTGTAAACACCATTAAAGAAACATTCTTAAGCCTAGTCGATTTTTACGCTAATTTATGGCTCAAAATCAAAGATGTATTCTTTGCTCCATTTGAATCTGCAGCAAAAGGCATTAGTAAGATAGGTTCAACACTGTCAAACGGCTGGGATAAAACTAAAAACTTCTTTGGTTTTGGTGATGATTCAAATATAAATGTGCCGGCAACTACTCTTGCAACTGCATCTGGTGGCGCCTTAAAGGGCGATATCAATATCAATGTAAAGTCAGCTGAAGGAACTACAGCTGAAGTTGAGTCAACATCTCAGCATGGCGACGGTCGCATTCAGTATAAGACAAATTCAGGTGTATTAAGGAGCTTGTAATGTTTTCTACCAGATTACGAAAGGCCTCTTTTAATGGTGTGTCTTTTGAAGTTGTAAGCTCTGAATTTAACTTTGGCCGAAGAAATATCACTCATGAATATCCACAGCGTGATATTCCTTACACTGAAGATTTAGGACGTCTTAAAAGACAGTTTACTGTTACAGGCTTTATTATTGGCACTGATTATATTCAGCGAACCAAAAGGCTGATAAATGCCATTGAAGAGCCTAAAAAAGACAGTAACGGTATTGTTTCTGCTTGTAAGCTTATACACCCATGGTTAGGTACGCTTAACGTTTACCCCATTGATACACCAAGGATCACATGGGATGCCGAAAAGCGTATTTCTAACTTCACTCTGACTTTTATTGAAGCTGGTGAATCTAAATACCCACATTCAGCTGGCTTTGATTTTGGCTCAAAGTTAAGAACATGGGCTGATAACTTTGCAGAAAATGTACTGGATACTTTCAATCTATCTGTAGAGGATTTAGACCAGTACACTACTATTGCAACAGATATCGCAAATGGCACATATTTCAATATATTAGGATGTCTTTCAGATTCAACTTTTTCAAAGATTTTTGATTTATCTGATTCCATATCAAATCTTATAACAACAGCAGCATCAGATTTGAGCCATTCCTCTTCCTTTGTTTCATCCCTTTTTGATTCATTAGGAGTAGGTAATTACTCTAATGTTATTCAGAACTGGAGAAATGCAGGGCATGCTGTACTTAATTTAATTCATTCTGATGAATTAAGTACAACCTCATCAGTCACCTGCACTGCTCTTGGGACATCTCAAGGAACTGCTCAAGGTACGGTTCAAGGAACAACAGTTGATTTTAGGCAGACTGATATTAACACTCAGAAATCAGAATTAGCAGAAGCTGTAAAAACTTCAGTAAGGCTTACTTTACTTGCTCAGTTAGCCGGTATTGTTTCTCTTGTCGGAACAAACCTGGATGGTGAGAATGACGGAGACATTGACACAGCCGGAAACACCAAATCCGAAGATGAAATTCTTGCACTGCGTAATGAAGTTCTTTCAGTTATTGAAGCTGAAATGATATATCAGGGTACTGATGACAGTAATTTGTATGCAAGTCTGGAGGAACTCTACAGCAATGTATATCATTACTTTACAAATGAGGTTCTAGCAGATGGTAAAACCATAACTGTAACTCCAAAAGAGCCACAGCCTACTTTGGTTTTAGCTTATGAACAGTATGGCAATACCAGCAGAGTGGATGAAATCATAAGACGTAATAACATTCATTTTCCTTTGTTCATGCAAAAGGTACCAATCAGAATTACAAAATCTGTATCTTAGTGTTTTAACCATTAATTTTTAGACTATAATTCGAGAAAAGAAGGATAGTTGATATGAAAAATTTAATAGTTTTAATTGCTTTGTTATCCTCAATTGGAAACGCAAATGCTTATTGTGATCCTGTAAACGGTATTTATGATACATGTGACGCAGAAGATCGCGACTATGAATCTCTAGGTAGTTTAAAAGAGCAACTTGAACTTTTTAGTGGTGTTAACAGTATGATTGATCCTATGAGTAGAGGAACGAAAGTAACGATCGATGGCAAAGAATATCGCTGTATACAGCATTCTGATGATTCCATTGAATGTGAAAAATATTAGTTTTAATTTGTTATGGAGGCCCACTTAATTGTGGGCTTTTTTATGGTCAATAAAAATACAGTACAGCTTAAAGTTAACAGTTCAAATACCTATAACTACTGGTCATCTGTATCGATTACTTCAGAGATTAATGCTCTATCTAGAACATTTCAGCTGGATATAACTCCAAAAGTTTATGCTCAAAGTGAAATTCCAAAGTTTACTTCTGGTGATGAAATTCAGCTCACAATAGGTGATGATCTTGTACTGACAGGTTTTATTGATTCAACTCCAATCAGCTACAACGGTACATCAGTGACAGCTTCAGTCGTTGGCAGAAGTAAAACCGAAGATTTAGTTGACTGCAATGTAGCACCACAGGGGTATGACTTATCCCGTATTAAAAATAATTCATGGACAAAGAATATTAACGGAGGCAAAGCTTTTGTAGAGCCAAATATTACCAAGGCCGTTACTCAGTTTAAAAACATCCCTTTAAAACAAGCTGTAGCTCAGTTAATTGCGCCTTATGGCATTAAGCTTGTCTGTGAGTCAAATAAGGCTGCAGTTAATTCAAATGTTCACTCTACTGTAAAAAACAGTGAAACAGTTTTTAAGGCAATTCAGAATTTAACCAAATCATCAGGACTATATTTTATGGATGATGAGTATGGCAATCTGATAATTGCTGATACTGATGCTCCTAAATCATCCGGTGCAACATTAGAATTAGGAACCAATATTCTGACAGCTTCAACTCAAAAGGATTATAGCCAGCGTTTTTCTCATTACTGGTATGACAATGATCAGAAGGGAAATAATAAGAAATTTGGTGATGACCTGCAGCTGATTTCTAAATGCCAGGATGATGAAATTAAGAGGTTCAGATTCTACCGTTACAAAGAGCAGACCATGAACGGTGGCATATCAAATGGCCCAGAACAGGAAGCTAAATATCGCAAAGCGCAATCACAGAAAATCACATATACCGTTTTAGGATGGCGCACAGGTAAAGACGGTCTTGAAGGCGATTTGTGGAAGGTAAACACTTTAGTCAAGATTAAAGATGATATTGTGTTAGGTTCTGGTGTTGGTTCAAATTCATCAACAAAAGAAATGCTAATCACCAAGGTTACTTTTACACTTGATAACAATGGAATGATTACCACTCTTGAATGTGTTCCACCTACAGGATTTAGACAGACAGATGAACCGGCTCAGAAAAAATCAAAAGTCACAAAAAAGAATGGATCATGGTCATCAAAATCAGAAGTTAAGCTTGTAGGACAGGATGGCAAATACCATTAAGGATTAAATATGTCACAGATAGTTCGGTCAACCGTCACAGGTTCTTCAGGTGATTTAAAACTCAGAGAATTTCAGACAAGATATGATTCTGACACCACCCAAGATGAGATGGAACATATCGAGCCTTATGGTTTCAGTTCAGAGCCTTATACAGACGGTAAGACAGATGCAATTAATCTCTTCTTTGATGATGAACGAAATCATGGTGTAGTTATCAATGTTGCAGACAGGCGCTATCGAATCACTCAGATGAAGACAGGTGAAGTTGTTATCTACGATGATAAGAAACGTCATGTATATTTAAAACGTGATGGTATAGAAATTGACGGTGTAGATGATCCAATAACAGTAAAAACAACAAACGACATTATAGCTAAGTGCGATAACTTAACAGCAACCTGTAAAAGTGCTGCATCGGTTAACTGTGACACCTCATCTGTTACTTGCAAAACATCTGCAACCGTAACCGCTCCAACAATTATGCTTGACGGAAATGTAACTGTTACAGGCACTCTAATTACAGGCACAAAAGGTGGTGGTAAGGCATCATTTGGCGGTACTGTTAATGCTAAGGGGTTAATTCATTCAGAAGAAGATATTACAGCCGGGTCAATCAGTCTGCAGCACCATGTTCATACTGGTGTTCAAGGTGGCAACGAAAATACAGGAACCCCAAGTTAATGAATATATCAGAAAGAATAATCCCAGTATGGTCATTTGACAAAGGTTCATGGTATAGAACCGATGATCTTTGCAGTTTATTTGACAATATTGTTTATTGTCATGATAAGTCGTATCGATGTACTTCGGCTGAAGACATACTTGGAGTTAAATGTTATTACATACAGAAAGACGGTTTATTCCGTCTTTTTGATTTTTCGGCCAGCCATATTTGCAGAAAACAGTTAAAGAGGCTTGAGTATTTATGCAGATGTTCTTAAACAACTCACTTGTAACAGCAGATATGAATGACAGCCTTTCAAGGGCTGTAGTTATTAGCTTATTCACATGGAAACGTGCAGACACTGGAGACGTTTATGACGGTTCTAATAAATATGGCTGGTGGGGTGATACCTATCCTGTTGAGCAGGGGGACAAAATTGGCTCTAAGTTATGGCAACTCTTAAGACGTAAGTTGACTGATGATGTTATAGCAGAGGTTGAAGAGGTTTCAAGAGACTCACTTCAGTGGATGATAGAAGACGGAATTTGCTCAAATGTAGATGTATCTGTAGAGCGTTCTGAAATTAACAGAGTGAATATCAGTGTTGTATTAACAGTTGACGGTAAACAGACAAGTTATAAGTTTAAAGAGGTATAAATGAATAATTTAAGGCCAAAATTGAGTGACATCATCACAAGAATTGAGAATGATGCAACATCACGCTTAACTTCAGAAGAATTAAGACGCTCCGACTTATCTGTTTTTATCCGTGTCATTGCAGGTGTATCCCATTCAATTTATGCTGCTCTTGATTATTACAAAAATCAGCTGTTTTCTGATTCAGCTGAAACAGCTTATCTTGAAAGACGAGCTTCTATTTTTAATCTGACTAGAAAAACGGCAACAAAAGCAACGGGAGAGGTTAAGTTTAACTACTACAACGATGTTGTAGACGTTCCTGTAGGTACCCTGCTGCAGTCTCAGTCTGGTATACAGTATCAAACCACTTCAAGCCCAAATTCAGAAGGAATTACTTCGGTAAAAGCAATTCTATCTGGTAAAGCTTATAACCTTAACAAAGGCAATACACTTGATCTTGTCAATTCATTAAAAGGTGTTGCCAATGCGATAGTACATTCAGATATTGCTGGCGGAATAGATGCAGAGACAGATGATGAGTTAAGACAACGCATTCTTTTTCGTACTCAGGAACCACCAAGACAGGGAACCAAAGCTGATTATATTGCCTGGGCAAAAGAAGTTACAGGAGTTGGTTTTGCGTGGTGTTTTCCTAAAGAGTTAGGTGTTGGAACTGTCACAGTAAGATTCTTATGCAATGATTATTCAATGCCAGACACTGCGCTTATAAATAAAGTTCAGAAACATCTTGAAAGTAAAGCTTCAGTTTTAGCTGCTATCTATGCTGTTGCACCTGTAGAGCAGAAAATTAATTTTAAATTAAAAATAACTCCTTCAACGCTGGCTATTAGAAACGCCGCCGTAGAAGCTATCCATAATCTTTTCAAATCTGAAGCTGAGCCCGGTGGCACTATATATCTGTCTCATATCCATCTTGCCTTATCATCCGTAGCTGATGAGATTGATCACACCATTATTGAACCGGCAACAGATGTAGTTGCTCAGTCTAATTCTTATCTGCCTACCGTGGGAGATATAACATGGGAAGAGTAAGTTTTACAACTGATAACTATTATTCTGCAATGAAGAAACTGCTACCAAAAGGCCCTGCCTGGGAACTTGAAGACAACACTTTCTTCATGAAGATGTTATATCTTGCTGCTCTTGAATTTGCACGGCTTGATGCTGACATTTCTAAAATGATTGATGAATCTGATCCCCAGTCAGCCTCAATAACTCTTTTAGACTGGTTTCATCAATGGGGTATTCCTGAAGAATGTCGATCAGAAGATGATGATCTCGAGGTTTTAAGAACAGAACTGTTAATTAAAATCAGAACGTTAGGCCTTACATTTCAAGAGCTTGTTTATCTGATAGGGCAGTCATGCGGTTATTCAGAAACGAAAATAGATGCTAAACGTGTTTTTACTGTTGCATCAACTGCTGATGACGCCCTTTATTCAGAAATATGGTCTAACTGGTTCTATACAATTAACGTCGAGAAAGTTAACTCCATTCCCTTTAAAACCACTTCAAGAGTATCTGAACGTCTTCAGAAATGGGGAAATGAGCTATTTGAGTGTTTAGTTAAACACTATACACCGGCTCATACTTCAACAATTTTCACTTACGGTAAATAAGGAAAAATATATGTTTAACGGATATAAAAAAGACATTGCAGCTGCAGCACCAAAAATTGAAGAACTGCAGGAAGGATATCCAACAGAAGGAAGTCCTTCTCTTGGTATTCCCGCAACTCAGCCGGGTGCAGCATGGTTTCATATGATAACTACTGAGCTTCTTAATGTTATAAAAGAACTTGGAGTTTTACCTGACAAGAATTCTCTCAATCAACTTGCAACAGCTATCTTAACTTTAAAATTTCCTACAGGGACAGCATTTGAATATTTAAGAGATAAAAATTATTCAAAAAATGACATTGTCTTTACCGACGAACGTCTATATCTCTGTGTGGCAAATAATGGTCCTGCCTCATCAGTTGTTAAGCCAGGTACTAACGATTCTGTCTGGCAAAAAATTCCTCTTAAACAGGATGTTTTAGCTTTAGTTCCAGATGCCACAACTAGCGTAAAAGGTATTGTTCAGCTTTGCGATAATATTGAGCAAAACGCATCAAACACATCTATGGCAGTGACTCCCCATGCTGTTGCCCAACAAAACTTTATTAAAAGTATTAACGGCACTAAGCCAGATACATCCGGTAATGTATCCATAACGCGTGTAGATTCGGCCGCATCAGCTGACAGTGCAACTCATGCCACATCAGCTAGCTATGCCTCTCGTTCAACTAATAATGGTAGTTTCTTTATCAGCGGATATGAGGTGAGCGTTGGCTAATGGCAACAATTAAAATCAATTATGGTGGCACTACCTATTCAATGGTAAAGACATCATCAAAGATAACAACTCCCAGCGTTGCTGTTGATGGTGGATGGATTCCATGCTTTAAAGGTGATAGATTTGCTGAGGTTACACATGGTGACAGAATATATACATTATCACCTTTAATGGTTAATGGCTATAGACTAGCATGTGGTAGTCGTTCTGCATATACCACTGATGCGTACGTTACTGCATCATGTAAGATCGCAGGTGGTAAAGCCGGTGGCGTATTTGTTTACACGGTTAGTATTGACTGGAGTTTTTACAATTCGTCAGGTGCAACCGTTACTGTAAGCGATACAAATATGTATGGGCGTAATTCACCATTTGCACCTCAAAATACTGACTTCGGTGAATACGGTGGTCCTATCCTATTTCCATACACTTGGTCGAAAACCTTTACAGGTACAGTCACTGTAAAAGCGGGGGATGTGGTGATTAAACAGCAAAACTTTTCATTTACTATATCGCTTACTGTTGCTGGCTTTGTTACTTCCCCATCAACGCAGAAAATTCAAATAGCATAGAGGAATTAAATGAATATTAGTTATAAATCAGTTTCTTATTTTGGACAAAAACGAGAGAATTTACACTTTATTGATTTATCCGTTGACGGCAAGTGTTGAAAGTTGCGTAGATGATCCGAATAAGGCAAGGAACAATTTTGGATCAACTTTCTAAAAAAAAGTACCCCAAATTTAACGCCTCAAAAACTTAAAATCCTTTCTTAAAAAATT